CGGTGCAATTTCTGTTACTTCGGGTTGGTACATTAAATAGTAGAGAAGTGTGCTGGAATCCGCTCCTCCAGAAATAAGTGTTACAACTTTCATTTTACTACCTCCTTAGTTTTCATTTTGGCTTCGTGTTCTACATAATCGTCTTCTAGAGGTGCCATAGTTCCTCCAGATACAAATATCTCTGCACCGAACTTAGTAACTGTCTTTCCTGCTGTCTTACAATCCTGACACTGCCAGACCATTAACTTGTCGAATGACACCTTGTCTGTTTTGTGTACAGCTGTTTGTACCTGTCTGCCTCCCTGTTCAAGATCAAACTGGTGATCGCAAAACGCACACTTTTTCAATATTTCCATACATCTCCCTTCGTAAAACAGATTTTTATTTCCATAAGTCTAGTTCCCCAGATGTGGTCATAGAGAACAATCTAGTTATTGAAAAATCTTTAAGTAACTCGAAGGAAACTAAATCACAATACCGGGAAATAATCTTGTACTGCAACAGATTCAAAGATTTTGCGGTGTCTTCCGGTTTGTGAAGAATAACAAGTATATCTGCTGTCTGAAACCATATGTCAGATCTTGCTACATCTTCTCCTGCTCCTGAGAGGTCATCACCTCTATCTTTCTTCTTTACGGCTTCTTGTTTACGTTGTACTGCAGTCAGTAATACTTTCTTTTTCTCCCTCGCAATCTCCCGAAGATCCTCAGCAATACTTCCTTGAGTTAAATCGTCTCTTTCTAACCTGTAGTTAGCATTCATCATACTTGCATGGTCAACAATTACTACATCATACTCCAAACCATTTGCTAACTCTAATTCCTCTATTCGTGTTTTTATGTAGTTCGGATTGACCCTACCCATGGTATCCACAACAGTAAGTTTTCCCCATTCTGTTTTTATTTCAACATTAACGGCACGTAACTTTTCTATCTCCTTCTCACTAAGTGTTCTTGTCTCTATTCGTTTAGCGTCTAACTTGCCTGCACAACTGTAAACCATCTCTATATATTGTTCTCTCGGCATTTCTAAACTAAAGATCAACACATTACATTTCTTTTTTACCATGTTATACGCAAAGTTAACCAGTGTTCGGGACTTACCTACCTTAGGACGTGCGGTAAGAAGTACTAACCAACCGGGTTTTAATCCATGTATGGCATCATCAAATTCTGGAAAACCGAGTTCTATTCTTTTCTCAGTACGTACTGTTAACATTTCCTGAACCAAACTGTCTGCATCATTATTAAAGTCAACTGTCATATCATCTTTTGACTTCAACGTACTCAATGCTTTTACAATTTTAAGTAACCGGTTGTGTGCTTCCGCAATATTCTTTTCATCAATAACTTCTATTACCTTGGTCAGACCGTGTGTGATAACTAGTTTCTTCTTATGGTTAAGCAATTGATCAACCAACCAGGTTACATCTAAGTCAATTACCTCTTCGTTAGGTTGAAAATACTCATCATATATACTTCTGTCTGCTTGCATCTGGTCTAATGCGGTTTCTAACACTGTCTTTGTGATAAGACTGTTGTACTTCTTGTAGTAGTCAAAAATAATCTTTGCAAGATCGAAGGCACTCTTATTACCAAAAAATGTCGGACCTATATTCTTTTTAAGTAACTCTTGGATAGCATCTGGGTTAACTAAAAGATATTGAATTGCTACTTTTTCTATATCCATAGTACCGCCTTATAAAGTGATTACATTCGTTGTAGGAATGTATGTCGTCAACATTGAGAATCTTAAAACTAGTTCCGAGTAACTAAGCCTAGAAACAACAAATGTGGGAAGTAAATTTCCATAACGTGTCTTAATTATGTTCTCTAACGTAACTGCAGGGTACCGGGATTCCTTGTTAACATTATCAATACCCAGGTCATCAATTACAAGGAAGTCAGATGTTTTAACTTTTTCCATCACTTCGTCATCATCAAATTTTTTGTCAAGTATGTCGGACCATAACATATAGTAGGCTGTGTAATTCTTTTTGAGTGCCTCTTTTAATACGAGGGAAGAAAGTAAAGTTTTGCCTGTGTTTGTCGGTCCTGTAATTACGTAACTTGTTCCTTTTGACTTATGATGTGAGAGGTCTATTGAGTATTGTTTCATTGTGCTGACAAAGTAATTGGTTTTGGCATTTACAGTGTTTTCTTGAATACCTTGCAGTTCATAATTAAAATAGTGACGGAAGATATTAGCGTTTTCCATTTTTGAATCCCATACCTGTTTTTTAACCTCTTGTCCTTTTTGACAAGTACAAAAGGAGGAAACTACTTCATACCCTGCAGGATCAAATCCTGTTAAATAGCCTCTGTCATCACAGTTCTGACACGACATCTACTACCTCTCTTATCTCCATTTGGAGTGGTATTCTTATTGTTGCAAAACAGGTACCGGAATCAACCTTACCAAGTAAACTTGCTGTTTCTAATTCGAAACCAACTGCCTTGAACTTTGCCCTACTTTTATTACATAACTCGTACTGAACGCCCATCAATGCCTCTTTTGCGAGCATCGTTAAATATTCCTCCTGTAGTTGGTTTGTATAACTTCTTCCGAAACCGTATCTCCATATTTCTTTCCTTTACTTCCTCTGTTGTTGCGTGAAGAAAGAACAAAGTCTTCTTTATCCTAATTACCTTCCATAGTTTCATTTGCATTGCTCTGTCTAACTTCCAACCTAACACCGACTTATATAATATACTAAACATTTTTACATCCTTGATATCTCTCATGGTCGCAAGGTCAACTATACGTGCTTCCGGCGATCCCCTTTTGAAAAAACCTTTTACGTCCATTTGCCCGCCGGAGAGATAGTATCTTACTCTCCTCGGCATGGCATGGTAGTCTGCATTAGATGCTTCAAAGGGAACTCCTATAATTATCTTTTGCGCATGTACAAGCAAGTCAATATAATGTCCTTGTGTAGGAAAGAATACAATAACGAGATCGTGTTCCAGCGGTGTAAAGTCCTTCAACTCCAGTTTATAATCCTTCTTGGGTGTGTACCATTTGATTGAATACGTTCCGTGCATTTCCGCAAGGAGTTTGTTTATGTGATATGCCCTATATCTACTTTTGTAGAACTGTTTATACTTTGCGTTAAAGTATATAGCTACTCTTTGTTTGATAATGGGTGGCATCTTAAATACTCCTCAGTGGTGACAAACTGCACTTGTAATTGCACACCGTCTAATTGTTTATAAACTTTGACATAGTCCTTTTTCATGTAGTCATCTAACTTTTTGTAGTCCATAAAGCTAGACTTCAAATAAAGGATTACAGTGCTGTCAGTTACCCATTTGCTTTGCACTACTGCTTTTGTAAAGAACTTCTCATTCTCATGATACAACTTAGCAAAGAAATGTTGATTCTTAAATGGTTCCACTTTGTCGGTGACTTTTTTTAGCCCGTAGTAGAGTGTACTTTTTACGATGGGGAATTTTAAGTCGTAGACTGTTCTGTAACCCATAATGTTTGTTGGGAGGCTGTCTGGACCAATAAGTTGTGTACAAGTGCCGTCTTTCCAAGTTTCGGCTAGGTACAAGTAGTTGTCCTTTATATCGCCTATGTTAATTACGTCTGGGTATCCGATTTGTTTTGCTGCTTTCAACTTGACCATTTTATTTTCTTTTGCACTCAACCTGCGATTAAAATACGTGTAGTCTAAAAAGAGCGTCTCCACAGCTATATTATCAAGTGTAGCAAGATGCAAAGAGGTAATTGACTTAGCGTGCAGTTTTTTATCTAGGTTCGTAAATGCTAGGTACAATTCTAAATATTTCATTACTCCTCCGTTGTTCTAACTCGTATTGTCTTAGATAACTTAGTTAGCTGTACAGAATATTTTACTAGAACTTTTCCAGCATCCTTTTCTTTCTGTTCTATTACCTTCATAACCTTGTCCTCAATAGTGGCTTCTGTAATGATGTTGTATATATTTAACACATCGAACTTACTTGTTATCCTATCTATACGACCTATTCTCTGTTTGAGTTCTGCTGATGTCCAGGGTAGGTCAAAATTGATAATAGTGTCACAACTAGGAAAATTGTGTGCTTTTTGCAATGTGTCCGTCCCGAGTAACAATTTAGTGTCCTGTGACTCGAAGTCATACGTAACTTTTTTAATGCTACTACATTTCTTGTATCTAGCACAATCTATACAATGTTCTATCTCTGCTTCGGGACAACTCTTCTTTATATCACCTGTCACTGTTTTAAGTACATACCTATCTTTGAGTTCTTCCGCGAGAAGGTCTATAACAGTCTTAAAGAAACTAAACACTAATACCTTCTTGCCTTGTTTGGTAATAACATCATCCAGCAGATTGACTAAGGCAGTAAACTTATTTGTAGTCTCGGTAATTGGACAGTCCTTCCACTTATCAAATACCTTTGCAGTATTACACAACCGTCTAATGTTTGTAGCATTTTCGAATAAGGACGTTTCCTGATTTTCAATCTTTTCACTTATTAAGTTTAATTGGTCAGTCTGTATCTTAGTTAAAGGAACACGTATTGTCTGCAAGTTCCATTTCTTCTCTAGTCCGAAATCTGCCTTGACTGCTTCACAATACCAAGGTTCAAGTTTCTTTTTCAGTTCACCTATCATTGACTTCCTCAAACCGACCGGTCTCTTGAAAAAGTCGAGTGTAAGATACTTCTCCGTAAAGTTCTGTTTAGTTGTAAAGACTTGAGGATTTATCAATTTCATTACTCCGTAGAGGTCAAAGTATGTGTTAATAATAGGTGTACCGGACAGTCCCCAAATGTAATCACTCATTAAATTCACGAGGGCCTTCGACGTCTTAGACCCGATATTTTTTGCCTTGGTTATTTCGTCATAAATTATGACATCCCACTTCATTGGGAAACCCATAAGGTCATCTCCATCCTTGCGGGACTGGACGTCATTATGGAAGTCTGTACGGAAGGTGTCATAAGATACAACCCAGAACCACTTATCAGGATTACGCAACCCTTCCTGAATTTTTCTTTTTCTGTCCTCAGGTGATTCACAACCGCTCACAATATGAACGAAAGGCATTATGGTAGTGTGTTGTTGCACGTTCTCTATCCAGGGTTTGTGTATTGCATTTGCTTCACACACTAATAGGATTTTAGCGTTCGGTTTTATACTCTTAACTTTCAGAGCACCGAACAAAGATACAACTGTTTTACCAAGTCCCATTTCAATAGCTACCATGTATCTATGCATGAGTAACATCTGTGCTATGATACCGGGTTGGTAAAACTTCAAGGTGGACGTAAATGTGGGCGGGGCTTTAACCTGCATAACTGGGTCCCATATCTTAAAGTCACAATTATTTTTGATGGTCTCTTTTATAGACATCAACCGAACGACTTTTTCTTTGAAGACACTAAATTGTGCATCTATTGCAGGGTCAATACGGACAGGTTCCTCAACTAGTTTTGCAAAGTCAAAAAACTCCTGCAATTCCGTGAGCGGGTAGGCCCAATGATTTTGCGCCCATACACGAGAAACACTACTACCTATCCATTTGTTTATAAGGGTGCTGTCAGACATGATGTAAACTAACGATTCACTTATTGATGTGGTTATGTTTGTCAAAACGAACTCCCTTCTTTTTTTGCCTATATATCTATATCCTGCTCACGTCAGTGGGCAAGGCGGCGTTACCTTCATCTCTTTATTGCTACAAACAATTATACTAAAGAAACCTCAACCACAACTAAAGAGATTCATCTGAAAATGAATTGTGCATATATAATAGCTTTAGCTATTATATACCCTCAGTCCATCAACAGGATATTAAATTTATAATATTATCTATATTGTCTATATTGTCTATAGCCTATATACATAGGACGTATAGGCCCATATAGCCAATAGGACGTTATTATATGGACGTATAGGCCCATATAGCCAATAGGACGTTATTATATGGACGTATAGGCCCATATAGCCAATAGGACGTTATTATATGGACGTATACGCTATATGGTCCAAAAATATTTGAATATATAAATATATAATATATATATATATTACCCACTGACACACGACAGAGACATCAATGCTGCAAAGAACATAAGAGACATAGCAATACAATCCGTAACTTGATAGTATAATAAAATAAGTTGACCAACAACTTAATTAACGCTTGTGGAGTTCAGTCGTACTAAAGACGGACGTTGAAACAAGAAGAGCAGGATTTACGCTCATTGGAGTATAATTCAATTAAGACCCTATTAGGTTGTTTTAGCACTGACAAGACCTGGTATATAACTTTATACACAATTAGAGAGGAGTTCTTAATGGCTTGGACCGATGTTAAGACAATAAGTAGTTCAAAACGTGAATTAAGAGATGTCGTCCAAAGTGTTATGAGAACTCTGTCATCCACCGCGCCCTTAGCAAACTATGGGTTATATCAGGTCAAACTTTATCAACTGCTGAATTTCCTCTGGGTAAAGAAATCAATCCCACCATTAGAGGTAGCACTGTTGTTGACTAAACGACCAGAACTCCTAAACCTTGCTTACCGCCTTCGGATGACAGAGTTAAAAGAACAAATATTGTTAAAGACCCAAACTGCAGGGACAGAAAAAGACGAAGCATTCGCGGTACTATTTTATGACAACTATCGTGTAACTCATCAGGTCTGGAAATCAATCAGGGCAACCATGAAGTACCCCTACGAAAAATTTGACCTCCAATTTATACACGAAGTTTTCTCTCGGTACCCATACCTCAAGTCACCTTCCCACCTTAGCAATGTTTTGGGTCATCTTCAAGTTGTGCGTTCAGCATACTTGTTAGTTCAACAGTACGGTATAAAGGATGTGTACGATGTCTAATTTAGATTACACAGTATGGGTAATGAATGATGTAGTCCCTGATAATCTGTTTTATTATGCAGATTATGACGTACAGGGATTTTTGGAGGATAAGAAATGTTTTCTTGCAGACTACAAAATCGGAGATGTTCTTTATTCCGATTGGTTGATAGCTGCATGCAAGGCAGTTAATCTCAATCCAAAGGTAATACTAATTCAATTACAGAAAGAGCAAAGTATCATTTCAGCCAAAGCTGTACCACCAGACAGAGTTATGAATCGTTGTTTGGGTTATGGTATGACAGATGCTGGTGATGAACCTCAGTTCTATGGTTTTGACAAACAGAACAGTTGTGCTATTGCTGATATGACAAAGGACTTCATTAAGTATAAAGCTATGTCAACCCAACCACCTCAGTTAGTAGACAACGGTACACTTTCAGTTCTTCCTCTTAACGCATTTACTTCAACAAGTTATGAGTACACACCTTGGACAGGTTCACCGGATTCTGTGTTTTCTAAAAAATGGGGAATTCACGGAGTGTATCTGTTTTGGGACATTTGGACAGTTTATTGGTTAAGTGATTTAAAAGCTTATACACACATAGGTTAACGAAAGGAGTTACAGATGATAATTTCAGTTTCTTGTCCAAAGTGTAATTTTAAAATTACACCAGAGATGTCTTTCACACTAGAGAACAAAAAATGTCCTTCTTGCGGAACGGATATAGACTTAGGACAAACTCCCACTATCTTTTTGTTCCTTGCTACAGCTGCTGAATTGACACTAGACCAGAAGTTAACACCGCAGGAACTTAAAGGATTTGCAACTACATTCTTTGGGAAGATAGGTTTTAAATTTCCCGAGGTGCACATAGAGGAAGATCCAAATGTTAGTATGCTTAGAGAAGCAAAGAAAGCCCTTCAACACATTCCTCCTCCAAAAGTTGCTTCTGTTCAACAACAGCAACCTGTTGAGGATGATATGACTGTTGACCAGGTACTTGCAAATGTACAGAGCAAACAAGGACCAAGAAAACAGACAGACGGACAACAGGATGAACCTCATACAACAGGAGGACCAAAGAAACCTGCCTTTGTAAAGGTGTCGGATGCAGAGGTTACTGGAATGCAAGCCTTTGTTGCCGGAAACCAAATTAACAATGCCGTTGCATCTTCTCCTAAGTCTGACAACATTGCAAACTTTTTAGCTTCTGCCACAACTGGAAATGGTGATGTAGGTTTATTTGATCCTGCAGATACAGTAAGATCAATTGCCATGATGGATCCTATGGCAGCTGCCCAGATGACAAAAGCTCTTAAACCAATAAATGGTAGTCCTGGGACACCAATAGCATCAACACCTGCTGTTGCTCCTCAACAAAATTTTCACATATAAGAGGTGACTATGAAATTCGTGGAAGTATTTTATTCAATTCAAGGTGAAGGAAAAACGGCAGGACAACCGAGACTGATACTCCGAGTCCCAGAATGTAATTTGAAATGTAAATGGTGTGACACTAAATATTCTTGGTCACCAAAGGAACTTATTGATGAAAGTGAAGTAGCAGACCTCCTTCGTAAGTATCCTTTTTGGATGATCACAGGTGGAGAACCCCTACTTTACCAACAGGAAATTCAAGACCTGATTGTGAAGTATGAACCTCTTTGGATAGAATTAGAAACATCAGGAACACACTTAGTACACAATGAAGCGTTCTTTGACTTTATTGATCTGTGGAACATATCACCCAAAAGAGTTGAGGACCAATTAGACGGTCGTTCTACAGCACCAGTACTACTTACACAGGTTGATAACATGACAGATTATATTATCAAATTTCCTTACACCGCTAAAACAGAAGAAGAAGCAAATGTTTATAGTTCCTATTTATCCACACTACTTTTTTCATACGATATAAGTTTGGTAACAGTACGGGATAGAATATGGGTAATGCCTCTTACAGACCTAGATACGTTTACAAACGAAAAAGAAGCATGGAATTTTGCATTGAATCACGGTTTTAACTATACAGACAGACTCCACTTAAGAGTGTGGGGTATTAAGAGAGGAGTTTAACTTGGAACAACCTAAGTTATACACTATTGGTATTCAACCTTTAGACATTGTTAGTAAACGCTATGAGGTAACTGACCTTCTTAATAAAGTTACTAGTACACCAAACCTTTCTCAGTTGCGTCCAGCTCTTCTTAAGACACTTTCTGAGTTAAAGATGAACAAGGAAGATTACCTACTTGTTAACTCTAGATACGGAAGAGGAATTCTTCCTTATTGTCACTATCCACACACGTTCATATTTGACCCTAGTTATAGTCCCCAAAAAAGAGAGGTCACAAATTTATTCAATGCATTGGGTCAGTACATCAGTGAAGGTAATTTGTTAATGAACTATCAAACCTCCTTAAACTCCGCAAGGGCAACACTTAACTTGCACATGAATAACTCACTACTTTCTAGTGCAGGTTTGTTTAACGCTATGTCGCTTCTCTCTGATTTAAATGGAGGCAATTTTGGTCAGTTTGAAAAATTCATTCAAAATATTCCTTCTGATAGGCAAACGTACTCTAAATTTGCCATATTTCTCGGGGACCCTGTTGATCCAGAATTCTTTACCTACCTTGAGTCAGTAGGTATTAAGACAATAGCCTTCTTACCTTATTCATACTTCTCACAACCTGTAACTGACTTAGCAGAGTTTTATTCATCAAGTCCATTATTCCAATCCCCTTTAGCTACTCTGATTGAGATAAGAAGGATAATCACTATGTATGCGCAGGACCAAGGAAATATACACGGTATCAATGTGTCCCACCTGATTATGAATCCTCGTGGTATATATTTAACACAAGATGAGGCGGAATACTACAGTACAAACATGTTGGATCTTGAACAATACATATTACCTGATCAGTTCACAAACGTTACATTAGGTCTCTAGTATAATAATTTAAGACCGAAGAAGGGAGATAATGATTCATGATAAATTTTAATGTGTATGAGTACAGCAAGAAGTTGAAGTACAATGGGACTCAGTTAACCTCTACCTTTCCTTATAAGTTATCAAGGGGAGTGGCTAACATTGTAATTTTTAGAGGACCGATGGATGTAAAGATAGGTGAAATGATAGATTCTGAAGATGTAGTACTGAATGACCCAATTTGGAGTTCCGATGCACTTAACATTGTATTAGAACTCCCGTTCACCAACATTGTAGGTGCTGTAGCCTTACAGAGGGTGCTTATTCACACGATAGCTGATAAACTTAGCAGCTTTAAAGAGAACAAATCGATCAACCTTTATGTTGATGGGGATGATATCCTTTCGGGAGCAGGGGATAATAGAAAAAAGTATTCTGTATCAATAGCTACCCAAACAGCTCATTCAAGTTTAATTCATATAGGGTTGAACTTGTACGCAGGAAAAAAAGCTCCAAAGTTTGCAGGGAATCTGAACGATCTACATCTATGTTTTCCATCTAATTGCGAAGTTGAAAAGACTCATGAAGCTGCAATAATGTCAATGATAGCTTATGCTATTAAGGAAGAACTTAATAGTATCTATTCCGCAACACTAAAAGTGTTACCAAAGTAAAGGAGCCAACTAATGCTTGCTAAACGTTTAGACAAAAGAGTAACAACACGTGCGATGATTACAGAACACTTTTTAGACATTATTCCAATTGATATAACAGAGGATGAAGAGAGACACATAGTTCCTATTGTTTCCTTTGCTGATACTGTGACTCTAAAACAAGTTCCTCGGTTAGTTAGAAAACTTGCCAGTAAACTGCATTACAATTACATTGTATTTTGTCCGCCTTCTAAAGTTCGTCCTCAATTAGTTTACAAAACAAAAGAAGACTTATTTCTTCAGTTCAGCTCAAAGAAAGGGTTTGTTACCGCTGAATGTGTAGATGTACACATATGGTTAGAACAAAACCAAAAAAAAGAAAGGAGGGGAAAAAATGTTTGAACAACCAGTAACCTTAATGACTATTGACTCTGTTGTCACACCAGGTAACTATGCAATAGTTGATTGGGTGGGAAACAACCCAATGAATCCTAATACAAGGATTCCTGTCGTAGTAGCTTTTAATTTAACTCCTGATGATATGAAAAAAGTAGAGTCAGGCGAGATGTCACTCCCAAGGATGGCACTTGGAACAAATCAGAGGATTGTACTTCAGATTGTACAGAGTAAATCTTTTGAAGACGGAAAAGTTGCAGTAGTGTCTAGTATCACTCCTGAGAACGAACCAAAAGAACAAGTTACACCCACACCAACTGTACCTGGAGTTGTAAAATGATCATAGTGATCGATGGAGCGGACGGAGTAGGAAAGAGTACTACTATACAGGGTCTACTTGCAAAACTTCCTAACTCAACTGCTATTTGTCCTAAATTCGATCATAAACGATGCCCAACCTTTGAAGCTAGTTTAACTTTTGAATTCAAGAAGTTAGAAATAGCTAAAGAGTTGGGTACGTTGTACTCATATGTACTTGTAGATAGAAGTATATTTACAACCATAATTTATGACCATATCTTTAGTAACCACACCTGGTCAGTTTTGGACATAGAAAGACATCTACAGAGGTATAAACAATTAGTTGACCTTACAGTGTTTCTTTATGCAGACCACCATGACATTATTGCAGAGAGGATCATAAAAAGAAGTAAAGTCAAAAAGATAGATGCTACTTATGAGCAGGATGCAACAAAGCAGAAACAAGTGAATCAGAGTTTTCAAGATATGTTTGTTTTTGTTCCAACAAAGGTATTGAAGTATGCTACTGATAAAAAGAAAGCAACTACCATAGTAAATAAAATACTAACAGAACTATCATAGGAGGTTGTAATGAGTGAGGAAATAGTTTTGCACTTACCAGACACACAGAACGCACCGGACACACGCGGTGTAAAAATCAACAAGGTTGGTATTAGTGGTGTATCCTTACCAATAACCCTGTATGTCAGTAAGGAGCATACCGAGGTTAATGAACAACATACAATAGCAAAGGTTTCTGGATATGTTGACCTGCCTGCACATGTGAAAGGTGTTAACATGTCTAGATTCGCGCAGGTGTTTGATCAGCATTTAACTCAGTATACCTTGAAACCTTCTGCGTTTATTGATGCTGTGAAAGAATTACAAAAAAGGAATGAAAGCGAAACAGCTTTTTTAAAAGTACGTACTACTGTGTACATAGAAAAGCAATCACCTGTTTCTAAACTTTATAGTAAGTCTCCTTATGAAGTTATATTTGAAGCGCATTCAAGTGGTAAACTTTATGTCACACCTATAGTACAATACATTTCCACTTGTCCTTGTTCACAGGCACTTGGTTGTGCTTTAGAAGAAGCAGGTACTGGAAGGGGAGCGCCACACATGCAACGTAGTTTTGCAAATGTGACTGTGGAATTTGATTCTCCTGAGAATGTGGATTTACAACAACTGATACTTGATATAGAAAAGTCAGTGGTAACAATTCCGTACACTCTTATTAAGAGGCCGGATGAACAAGCAATAGCAAAATTGACATGGGAACATCCACAGTTTAGTGAAGATGCTGCAAGAAACATAACGATGATGCTTGATAGTAAACCAGAAATAATTGATTATGTAGTAGTTGTTGACCACGAGGAGAGTATACACTACCATAATGCAGTGGCGATAGTTAATGCCGGAAAGTACTTGAGGTAACCATGAAAGAACCAAAACCGTACTTAGAAGGAATACAACTTAAACTAGATACTACTTTTGTTACCCAGTTAGAAGATCTTTTGATAGATTATTTGTGGGTTGAGCACCTTCCGGACGGAGCAGAAGAAGCTAAAATTGCTGTTGTAGCTCTGGCACATGATGCCCTCCCTGTTGCACACTATATTACAAGAAACATGGAACTACCGATTTATAGTGTTAACAACGCTATGGAGTTTGTTGCATTACTAAAAACATTTAAAGGCAGGTACAAAAAGGTTATTGTGGTGGATGATATTTATGATACAGGAACTACATTTGACAACTACACAGAAGCATCCATAGGTTGTGATCAACCGACTGTTAACTGGATATTTCTTGTAGCGAAACAACCTGTACCTCAAAATACCTTTGCCGCGTGCACAATTGAGACTACAGCCTATATCGTATTTCCTTGGGAGAGTGAGCTGCATGGCCAAACGACCAACACGTCCGGAAGTTAAATTAAATCTATTTGACACAGTCAATGGTGAAATTCTTCCTGATGTTCTTGAGCGCATTAAACAAGTTGAAGAAGCTCAGAAAGAATATGACTCTCAGGCTAAGGAAAAGAAACTTACTAGGTCAGGACCCAATGCCCAAGAATCAAGAGTTATTGATGACCCCTTTTCCTGTACCCTCTGTTCTCTTTGCAAATCAAAAAGAAATTATGTACTTCCTGACGGTGATAAAAATGCGGATATCCTTTTAGTTGGTGAAGCGCCTGGAGCAGAGGAAGATGCTTGCGGTAAACCTTTTGTTGGTTCCTCAGGTAGATTACTTATTGATGCTCTTAAGGAAGTAGGTCTTACTAGGGAGCAGGTTTGTATTGCTAATGTATGCATGTGTAGACCTCCATCCAATAGACAACCATCAAAGGAAGAAATGAGTACTTGTATACCTTATTTGAACTGGTTGATAAAAAGTATGCCACAACTTAAAGTTATAATACTTTGCGGAGCCACCGCACTCTTTGCTGTTCTCAAGTTACAAAAGATTATGGAACGTAGAGGTTCCTTAATAGCATACCAGGGTAAGTCATGTATTCCTACTTTGCATCCTGCTGCAATTCTTCGCAACATAAATCTAAGACCCCTACTGATCAGTGACTTACAATTAGCAAAACAAAAGGCATCAGGCACAATAGACTTTGGTAAGTACGTTTGTATCGATGAGAGAAGTAAGTTGGATTCCGTGTTTCACCGCATCTCAGAGGTAGAGGAACTATCAGTAGACTTAGAAACATCCGTTATTGGAGACGACCCTGACTTTGTACACGATCATATGTTAGGGACATCCTTTTCATGGCAAGAGAAGACAGGATTATACATTCCTCTTTGGGAAAATCATAAGAAGATATGGGACCCTGCAACAGAAACATACATACTCAATAGTTATAGGGAACTACTGACTGACCCAAGTAAGAAAAAACTTGTGATGCACAATGGTAAGTTTGACTACAAATTTTTAAAGAAAGTAGGTGTAGACCTGTCCCGTTGCGTAATCAAGGACGGTGAAATACGGACACCTTTCTACTTTGATACTATGTTAGCTCACCACTTAATATGGGAAAGACCGCCTCACGACTTAAAACATCTTGCACGAAGGTTTCCTGACCTAGCTTCTTATGAGGGAGAACTTGATACTTACAAAAAAGCTAATAAGACAACTGACTACGGTGACATCCCAATGCATATTATGTATAAGTACGCTGCAGGAGATGCAGATGCTACACTCAGGTTATATAAAATCTTTTCAGCTGAATTAGAACAGGACCCAGTAAGGAATCACCTATTCCACAGTTTGATAATGCCTTTTGCAGTTGCACTTGCAGAAACTGAATACAATGGTACAAAGATTGATAGGGACACAATATCTTACTTAAGGGTACAGTTAGAAAGACGTATTGAAAAACGTAAAGGTTTAATATTCAAACGATCTGGTAAGGAGTTCAACATTAACTCTATAGACCAATTAGGTGCTGTACTTTATGATGATTTGAACTTATCAAAGAATCCATCAAAGACTCCAACTGGCAAACGTAAAGTTGACGATGAAGCACTTTCAGAAATAAAACATAAACACAAGATAGTAAGAAGTATTTTAAACTACCGCGGAGCGATGAAGGAGTACAAAACATATGTACTCGGGTTAGAAAAGGGTTTAGATGAATCAAATCGTATACATCCGAACTTCAAACAACACGGAACAGAAACAGGTAGGTTATCCTGCACCAAACCAAACTTACAAAACATTCCGCGTGGAAACAAAATGCGTTCCTTATTTACTGCAGAAGCAGGTTGCAGTTTAGTAGGGGCAGACTTTTCTCAGATAGAAATACGTGTACTGGCTGCATTAACTAGAGATCCAGATCTTCTTAGAGTATTTAATGAAGGTCGAGACATACACACAGAAGTAGCAAAACGTGTCCTTCATAAACAAGAGGTTACAAAGGAAGAACGTATTATTGCAAAGGGTATTAACTTCGGTATAATGTACGGTAGAGGTGCAAATTCAATAGCTGAAGAATTAGGTATAGATAGATCTGTAGCTGAAACCTTTCTCAGAGAATATTTAAAAATGTATCCAGGTATATCAGCTTTTCAGGCTCAACAGAAATCTATTGTACATAGGGAGAAGCAGGTTAAAACGATGTTTGGTCGCATTAGACATCTTCCAGAGATAGATAGTGAATTTGAGGACGAAATTGCATCAGCTGAAAGACAAGCATTGAATTCACCAATACAAGGTACCGCTGCTGATTGCGCCAATCTATCTGCAGTTAAGATATACTTTATACTCAGGGAAATAGGTCTTGATGCTAAGTTAGTATTAACAATACATGATGAGTTAGTTTTTGAAGTTAAGAACGCAGACGTACCAAAAGTTGCTTCTCTAGTATATTCTATTATGAAAGAAACTGCAGAGGAAGCATTAAATGTGCCTGTGGATGTTGACTTGTACGTTTATCCGAAGTGGGTAGAACCGAAGGAAGCAGAACAAAGAAGATATTTAGCAAGTATCGGTTGTAAAGAAACCTTATTGGAGGATATAAAAAATGGCATTCAGTCTTAAAGGGTATGAGAGTTCAATTAAAACGTCTAGAGTTGCTACAGAATCCTTAGTGGGAGAAGGAAATGAAATAATAAAAAAAGCAAGTTGGGATCTTGGTGTTGATTCTGCTTTGTTAAAACCGTGTAAGGAACATTTTCACCATCCCCACGCAGTACAGATGTTTGAACACATTATGTATCACCACACAATGAAACACGAAACGGTTTTATTTACAAATTGTACTGCAAAGAAACCTTATTCAACCAGCAGGACATACAAGACAATTATTGGGGGCACATTCCCTTATGAGCACACATACGATTTAGTAACTCTGAGTTCCATTGGTGTTATACCGTCTCAGTTTGAGAAGTACTATCCGTTTTCTCATTATGCATGGGATGACAATCATAACACCCCTAAAGATGTACGTGCTGAGTTCATGCTGGTTAATAGTGAACGTATAAGGAGATTTCTAGAAAAGTTTCCATACAAGAACATTATAGCAGTATTTCGTGTAAGTAGTAAAGGTAAGGAAGCATTACTTATAGGTACAAAGTTACTTGGACGGGACGTAATAGAGGTTCCTAGTAAAATAGCTTTTGAGGGTATGAAAGATAACTGTGTTAAGATGAATACATTTCAACTTACTAACAATGATACCTTAGGAGAACTCAATCAAGTCCTTAAAGATTTATATGATGGTAAGACTGTAAGTGGCAGACAGTCCCCTACACCTGCCGAGGTTAAAGCAATAGTAAGTGCACGGATGAAGTTACAACGCGGTAGAAGACAGGAACTTAAAGCCAAGGGTCATACAGGTGAAGAGATTGACGAAATAATGTACGGAAAAAAGAAGGGAGTCAAGAAAAGTGGAAATTCAAAGCAGTTATCTTTTCCAATATAAAGGGTACCCTAAGTTTACTTCCTATACAGAACCGGGTGTTCTGAAAGACACTACAGGAAAGAAGTACTACGATATGCAATCCTTTGTGTGTTCAACGTCATTGTGGTATAAAGGAATTGACATTCAAAGTCAATTTGACACATTACCAACTGTCTACGAGTACCCGAACAGTCTTAGAGATCAAGTCACAAAGAAATTGGTGGCATTATGTAAACCTGATAAGATGCAAATATGCTATGCATCCAGTGGTACTGACGCAGTGACTAATGCAATCAATCTAGCAAGACAGGCTTCACAGAAACGGTTTGTATTTACCTTTAATAATCAATACCACGGAAAGTATGGTACTCTTTCTGGTCGCTCTAATGTTATTTTGCAACAACATGTTAAAGGGGAGGACATAGTAGTACTTCCTTCTATTTTGGATGCAAACACAGCTACAGAAGTACTTTCTCAATTTGATATACTCTTAGATAACTCAATATACACAAATAATACAGCAGCAGTACTTTTAGAACTTGTACCAATAGCTAACGGAGGAGGTATCCCGCTTGATTCCGCTGTTGTATCCTACTTACACCAAATACTGCTAAAACACAAGATTAAACTTATAGTAGATGAGGTGCAGACTGGATTTTGGAGAACGGGAAAGGTATTTGCTTACAGACACTACAGTTTCCTTCATCCATTTGCTGTTGCCTTTGGTAAAAGTATTGCAGGAGGACTTCCTTTATACGGTACATTCTTTAACGCAACTGATATGCCTGCAACTCTTAGTAAAGGATTTTATAGTAGTACCTTTGCGTTTAATAATGTTTCTGGCACAGCGGCATTACAAGTATTAAGTCATGTAGGGAATATAAACAAGTTCGAGGCAGAGATAGAATCAAAAGGTTGTGTGTTTGATATGGAACTAGCAGGCATCTTTCCTGAGAAGTTGTACAAAAGACGAGGTCTTCTTATTTCCTTACCTTGTGACAAACCTGCATCATTCTTTTTAAAGATAGGTGTTATCGTTAGAGTTATAAATGGTAGGTTACTGTTAACACCCCCCCTCTTCACAGACAAGGCAATTTTAGAAAAGATAGCAAGGAGGATCAAAGATGCCATTTACGTTAGACACGACTAAAAAGTTTCTTATAGGGGAGGACTTTCACTTTCATTATTTCCCTCATCTGCACGAAGGTTATATAAATATTAAGAACCGTGTTGTTAAACCCTCCATGATACTGATTCATGACAATCAGTATAGTATGGACGGATTTCGAAGTGGAATGCAAGAAATTGCAAAACATTTTGAAATACCCCAGGCAGTAGAACTGAGTATATCCCATGATACTGATAAAGTGAAACGAAATCTGGACCGCATTATAACTGATGGTTACCAAGTAGTACTATCTGTGCACACCTATAAAAATACAGAAGATTATCTTCAGATACTTGACGAGAACGTTCCTTTCTTCCAAAGACTAGGTGTTCACCATCTTGCTCATCCTTTTCACCATAATAAAGAGGAACTTGATAATGCTACTCAACAAAGGTTTTTTACTATCACTAAAAGTAACAATATAAGTGTAGAACTCAATGAACGTTACTCAAGAGACTACAACGTGGATTTCTATAATAATATAAAGAGTTATTGTAAATGGTATCCAAGTACAGATGCTCACGATCCTAAGAATGTATCTATCTACCGCAAATTGAAAAAGTATAGTATAATAAGTCATGAAGATTTATAGTGTAGTAGTACGTAATGAACCGAGTCTTGTGGAAATACAAGTCTGGGGTGACAAATATGAACAAACTTCTTACGCTCACGAGGGTCAAGCAATCCAAGTAATTTCTGACACCTTGGAAAATGCGTTTGTTGTTCTGGATGATACAGGAGACTCTTTAGGTATTCCTAACTTAGCAGCACAGGTTAAAGCATTTTACAAATCTGATGAAAAACTTAGTTTAGAAGGAGCATACAATGGAAAAGAAAACACAGAGTACAAAACCTAAAAAGAAAGGAGGTACAAAGTAATGGGATGGAATGATGTTTCGAACGAATCAGCAAGTAACGGACCTGGAAACTTCCTTCAGTTAAAAGATGGAACGAATACTGCCGTCCGTGTAATGTCAGAACCAGAAGTATACAAACAGCATTGGGTCCAGGTAGCAGGTAAGAAAAGACCAATTAAATGTCCAGGTTCTCCAAATTGCCCTTTGTGCAATGCAGGAGAGAGACCGCAGGAGAGGCATCTGTTTGTAGTTATTGATCGTGCAACACTGACTCCTAAGTTGCTTGATATCCCAAGGACAGCTGGTGTTCTTATTAAACAGTTGTTTATTGATCCGTCTTGGGGTTCACCACTTAATTACGATGTCTCAATTTCAAGGGAAGCTGCAGGAAACCAAACAAGGTATTCCGTTCTACCGAGGAATCCTATAATGCCTCCAACACCACAGGAGCAGGCATTAGTTAATGAATTTGTTGGCAGGGTTAACTATAAGGAGTTTGTACAACCGAACACACCAGCAGAGATTGCAGCTATTCTTCGTGGAGAGGATATTAAACAGAATAACCAACAGAAGAATGCTTCTTATGGTTATAATCAAGCACCAACTACTTATAATCCGCCTCCACCGCCACAGACTTATCAACAACCGGTTGCTCAACCACCACAACCGATGTATCAACCACAACCGCCACAGTATCAGCAACAACCTCAGGTTAATACATACGCACCAATGCAACCACCTCCACAACCTGCTTACCAGCAACCAGTACAACCAATGTACCAGACACCAACTGCACCACCTGCACCAATGTATCCAGTAAATCAGGCACCACAACAACCAATGCAACCACCGCCGCCAGCAACAGCACAAAGGGTAGCACGTCCAGGACAACCAGTACAACAGGGAGTGCAACCGGGATACAATCCAGGTACAACTAATGCAATTGACAAAGAGATTTTTGGATGAAGATTCTAGCTTTAGATATTTCAACAGTCAGCACAGGGTGGGCCATCTTTTCAGATGGTCCGACCCTTGTTGATTACGGTCTCATTCCATTTAGTACTGACACACTTCAAAAGTTACGTTTAGTAGTGTTTCGTGAAGTTGTCAAAGGACTAGTTAAAAGAGCAGAACCTACTATGGTTGTTATTGAAGATACATTCGTACAATTTGATCCTTCAGTAACAAAAAAACTTAGCAGATTTGCAGGGGTAGCAATTGAAGCAATTGCCTCCTTAGTACCAACAACGGAGATAGCTATGTTAACAACTCAATCAATCAGAGCTGCACTTTATCCGAAACAGAAAATTGATAAGAAAGCAATAAGAGCAGCAATGATGTTACGTTATAGTTTACCGGAAGACATTAAGGATGATGTGACAGATGCTATTGCCTCCGCTCATTATCCGTTCATAAAAACAGTGGACAAAAAATGGATACTGTAAATAGACTTGGTTATCTTGTAGGCAAGGATCCTCAAACAGGGGAACCGATAGAGATTCCAATAGGACTCATACCTGAAGAGAACTTACGTAAGTTACATAATATGAGTGATGAAGCAAAGAAGATGTATATGCGAGAAATCTTTGCATCACTACCAGAAGCTATTCGTATATGGGCCGGATTTTGTAAACATTTTCAGAAACAAGTGAAACATAGAGAGTGTAGACTTTGTGCTCTGCACTCAAGAAAGTTCACTAAGTTATCCGAATGGGTTAATTGTAAAAAATCAAATCTTGGGGGTTAAAATGCACAAAATTTATATGGCACATCCGATTTCCGGACAGAGTTACGTATCAGTAATGAGTTACTATACAAGAGTTACTAAACTACTTAAAAAGTTCGGTTATGAGGTTCTATGTCCCATGACTGGAAAGGAAATGCTTAGAACGGACATGAAGTTACGTAGTCATGGACTTGATCAGTCACCCGTAACTACTAATCATGCTATTTCTGAACGGGACCGTTGGATGGTTAGTTCTTCTGACATAGTTTACCTGAATCTTCTTGGTGCTACAATGGCATCAATTGGTTGTTGTATGGAGTTGGCTTGGGCACATGACAAAGGCAAACATACAATAGTAGTACTTGAACCTGGAAATATCCACGAACATGCTTTCGTATTAGAAGCAGCAGACGTTGTATTCAATAATGAAGCAGATGCTTTATTATATCTTAAAAAACTTAGTAAAGGTATATAGGAGGACGTATGGCAAAGAAACCTGTTAAGGAACCAGATGGGATTGACAAATCAGTAGGAGGGGACGTACGTTCTGTTCTCTCTGCACTTCAGAAGGACTTTAAGAAAAAGTATACTACAGGTATACCAGCGTTTGGAGATGAAGTTGACCTCAGTATTCAATTATACTCTTCCGGTATTCTTGCTTTGGATAGCGCTCTTACAGGAGGACTCCCTGTTGGAAGAATTACTGAGTTCTATGGGGAACAACAGAGTGGTAAATCCTTGATAGCTATGTTAACTGTTGCAGAAACACAACGTAAAGGGGGGCAGTGCGTCTGGTTTGATGTAGAACAGGCACTGAATCCTGATTGGGCAGCACAGTTAGGTGTAGACGTTGATAACCTTATCATTTGTCCCAATGTGGTTGTTGAGGAAATATTCGATATGATAAAGTCTTATGCCTCTACAGGAAAGGTTGCCTTGATCGTTCTTGATAGTGTCGCCGCTATGATGTCAAAAGCAGAAAGCGAAGCTGATATGGACAATCGTATTTACTCACCAGTGGCAGGAGCTCTATCTAGAGTACTTAAACAAGTCAACCCAGTACTTTCTTCATCGAACACTTCTCTTTTACTTATTAACCAAGTACGCGAGGATATGAACTCTATGTATCCAGGATTTGTCACACCGGGCGGCATGGCTCTTAAACATTTTGCTTCTACAAGGGTACATATAAAAAAACCACCAGCGTCAAAACAGTTAAAGGTTGAAGACCAAGTAGAGGGTTTAGACATTGACGTAAAAGTTGTTAAACATAGAGGTGGGGCCAACTTTCAAGAGGCACACTTCCGTCTTTGGTATAAATACGGTATTGATAGAGATTACGATCTTATGCAGACACTACTCTCTTACGGAGGTAGAGGAGGAATGACTCAGTCAGGACCCTCTTACATTCTTGGAGATAAGAAATGGTTCGGACAGAACGCACTCATTGAGGATATTAGAAGTAAACCAGAACTTAGACAAGAGTTGGTAAACATTGTAACCAAACTAATACGCACAGGAGGAATTAAAGATGGAGAAGGTGACAAAGGAAGTAGTACCGCAGGAGTTCAATTACACCCTGAGGGTAACCCAGAAGTTTGATTCCGCACATAAACTTAACAATTATGTAGGTCGGTGTGCCCACCTCCATGGACATACATGGCGGTTCGAAGTGTTTGTTTTGGTTCCGAAACTGCAGGAGAAAGTAGAATTCGGAATAGACTTTAAGGTTATGAAGGCAACAATAGAAAAGACTGTTACTAATAAGTTGGATCATGCATACCTTAACGATATTGTTGAACAACCGACAGCTGAGAATCTTAGTGTATACATTTTTAATACACTTGACGCAGTTTTCAAGAAAAAGTTCGGAGCCAGAGTAGTACGAGTTGACCTATGGGAGACAGAAAACGCATGTGTAACGTTGACGAGCAAGTAGTTAAGTACGAGAGGATAGTGACCTCAACAGACAGAACTTATGTGGGTAGTTACTTTCAAAGTCGCGGTGTAAGTTCTGTTGTGTTTGACACGTATCAGTTAGGGTCCTCAATGCCCTCTTCCGACTTGTATGGTCCTTATGAACATAAACCTCTGATGCCTATTAACGATGTGAATGGCAATTTGGTATCTCTTGCCCTCAGGTTAGGTGACTCAGGACACAAGTATCATTACCTCCCATTTTCTAAGATGCATCACCTGTTTGGTCTGGATAAAGCACAGGAGTATATAATAAAGGAAGATATGGTGTACATTGTAGAGGGGTTTTTTGACGTGTTATTACCTGTTTCTAACGGAGTTCGTAACGTAGTAGCCATTATGGGAACCCGTATTAGTAAGGAACAAGTATACCTGTTAGCTTCGTTTACTAATAACTTTACGTTTGTACTTGATTCAGACGGTGCAGGTATGCGTTCAATTCCTCTTGTAACAAAACTGATACAAGAACTTGCACCGGACGTCACATGTCACACAATGTTTACTTACCCTTATAAGGACTTTGCAGATTATTGTACAGGAGGTGGTCTATGCAGGAACCAAAACCTGACGAAGAATCAGAACCTATAATAGAGGAGCATCCACTTGTTGTTCATAACGATGACGACCTGCCTACTTCTATACCAAAGATTGTCGTTGAGGTACCAGATACAGTACGTACATGCGGGGTGTATATGGTATCAATGGAAGAGATACCCGCTGCAGATCATATAGCACTGTCAACTTCTGATAGTTACTTTGTAGAGGATAAAGATGCCTTTAGATTACACATAGTACGCACCCTTATGGATATTGTATGTCATGAAATAAAGAGACTTACACCTCCTCAACAAGACGTGATTGAACGTCACTATCTTATGGAACAAAAAGTAGCTGACATAGAACGCGCACTTCATATCAATTCGCAGAGTGTAATTGACAGACGGGATAGGGCTCTTGCTACATTACGTATGCGACTCAGAAATAATCCTTTCGCAGTCGAACTATTTAATCAACTGGAAGATTCCGACGATTTTCCGCTACTTAAAAAACTCTACAAACCCTAGAAAAATCCACTGACGTTGCCTCCTATATAAAATTAAAGACACTTTATAGGGAGGTTTCAATGTTACTCAGTAATACAGATGTTCAGTGGTTAAAACAAGTAATATCAACTGTGGAAAAAATCCAAACCAAATCCGACCCTCGTTATCACGAACTCAAGACTGTTCTTGATACACTTCACAAGATTGCAGAATCTGCTTCAGAGGAAACACAATACATCAACAAAATTCAGAAGTACACTAGTGAACACGGTTTTGTTCTTCATAAATATCAGAACACAGAACGGTATTCTTCTGTAACTGACATGAAAGCAAAACTAGACAAGTTGTTTGAACAATGCGAAGATATGAAAAAACTTATAGTAGAGTATCGTGCTAGTTATCAAAACTTCGATGTAACCAAAAGAAGGGCGTTTGAGGGTATACTCAGCTTCCCAGATAAAATCAACGAAGCTAAAACACAATTCCAAGAACTAAAACGGAGGAGTACACATGCTTAAGAGACAGGCACAAGCACAGGAACTGATGTCAAACCTGTTGGGACATACACCACCAAAGGTCGAGACGCCATTAGAGACAAAAAAGGCATACATTAAAGAGTTTACTCCAGCGATAGAAAAGGAAATGGTTAAGATTGGGTTTTCCACCTATGTAGAACGAGATGACCTAGCACGTAAATGGCGTGTGGAAACTATTGAGGGTAAACCCTACATAGTGGCAGTGGATGAAAATATTGTAGTACATTCAGACCAATATGACGTTAGGGATGCAGCACAAGGTACTATGCTTTATAAGGGCGATATGGTGGTAGGGAACATATCTCTTCCATCCAGTACAGATGCGAAAGCAGTCACAGCAGAACTTAAAAGTAGGATGTCATCTTACAAACATCTTCCGGTTTCCTTGTTTGTTGACGTAATGACAAAGGAAGCTCAAGCTCTATCAACAAGGTTTTTGAAGATGCAGTCTAATATGGGTGGTAATATAAGAACCGCCGCTCGTTCACCTAAAAAAAAGACTGATAGCAGTAAACAAGATACGGAGAGTGAGCCTGTACCTTCCCGTTTTGATGACACTGTTGAGCTGACACCTGAACAAACAAGACAAAAACAATTAAGAGAACAGTTAGCATCTCATGTTACTGAACAACTTCTTTCATCTAGCTCCCTTACCGACCTGGATGATTATGTTGCTAGCTCTAATGTACCGCTATCTGAAATTCTTGATAAGATGAACAATGTTGCACCAGAGAAACTTTTAGAGAACCCTGATGTTAAGGGTACTGCTCTTGAACCTATTATGAAACGTATTGTTAATACTGTAAAAAGTGTTCGTGAGAAATACCCTAAAGAGAAACTACAACAAATGGGTAAAGAGATAAAGTCAATATTAACCAACACAAGTGTACAAACGTCAGATCAACAAACATCAATTTTATTTGATTACATGCGTTATACTATTACCACAACTCAAATGTTAAAAGCTGCTGTGTTTGGTTATATACAAACAGCTACCAACCTTATACCGCGGTACATAGATAGTCTTATGACAGCGTTTAAAGAGTATGATGCGGATGCAGTATCAATAGAAGATCCAAATCTACTGAAAGCCATAACTTCCTTTTCAGCTATAGTGAAACTGATTGCTGGTAAGTCCGCGTTTGGAGGAGATCCTGCACACTACACCATGGAAGACTTATCTAGAGTCACAACAACAGTAAAAGAAGCATTTGCTACCATAACAGAAAATCTTTCTCAAGGGCAAGATACACTCAAGAATTTATCATCTCTCCCTAAGTCATTTTTACTTAAAATGAGTTTGGCACAACAAGGTGAAGGTATAGCGAAACAGTTAGGTGTTATTATTACAGAGTTAAACATACTTAGTCCCGCCCAGTGGGACATACTTAGTCTTATCTCTGTTAAGACAACAGCTTTTCAAACCTCTATTTCTGCAGCGTTTAGTAGAGCGGGTTTACCGGCAACTTACACTACACAAGTAGCACCTTCTTCAACAATGGGTGTAAACTCAATGTCTGGTAAGGCAGAATTTGATACTACAAAGATTTCACAATTAGACTTCTCCGGCATTCTTAATAATACGTTCCTTAAAGAATTATTTATGTCACTAGGCCTACAGGATGGTTTTAGGGTCCTATCTGATCTCACAACTAATAAGATTTCCGCAAGGCAGGATGTACTTACCATTCCGAGACTTATTACCACGTCAAAGACTGCAACAGATCCAAACCAACTTAAGGTTGTTGCCGAAACAGTTAATGAGTCTATTACTCATATATTAAATGATAAGTTGATTTTATTGACTCCAGCAGAGTATACTTCCTCAGTATCCGACCTTCTTGATATTAAGGAACAGACAGTACAAGGATTAACTCACGCTCAAGCAACAGATATAATTCCAAGAGTGACTCAGGAGTTTGATAAACTTATTGGGTCATTTAAAACAGTTGCAGAGAATATTAAGAAGTTAACCACCACAATTGTAACACCAGATAATCAGAAAAAACTTATAATGGGAATCAGAAGTGCTATTTCCTCTGGTAGTATTACTGCAGATGAGGGACAGGCTTTTGCTTGGGTTCTTGGTTCCTTATTCAAACAACTACAATCTGGTACTCCCGCTGTTCTTTTACAACCTGCTGGTAAAGAGTACTCTCAGAAGATGACAGAACCAATGCAAAAGAAAAGGAAGATGAGTAGTATAAAGTTTGCAGAGGAGTCAGATAACACTGCATCCTTATTAGAGATTTCTCAGAAGTATAAAGAAGTGTTGCATCAATTGAATACAATTATTGAATATGCACAGCACCAGACATCAAATGAACAATCCCCTTCAAGAGATTTTGCTTTGGCTGCAAAATTACAGTCTGTTATAAAAACAGCAGCAAAGAAAGAAGATGTTGCTACACCAAAAAATAGACCTGACTTGAAAGAGGTTGTAGCAGCAACTGAGAAACTCTCAAAGATGTTCAACAGTGTAGAAACACTTATTGGGGTTGCTTTATTGCAAACACAAGATCCAATTTTAAGGGAGTTTACCTCCGGAGAGTTTTCTTCCATATTTGGTGAGGGATTTTCTTCCAACACAACACCAATGGAAGTACAGGATAAAGTCAGAGCACTAGAATATGCTGTTGCAAGGAAGGTTCGAGATCTTTCTCAGAAGAAAGATGTTATTTCTTCTATGAAGACAGATCTTATCGGTGGAGTAGATCATCAGTTAGACATAGCTATTTCCAGAGGACCTGTACAAGTTAAAACCGATAGTTTAGGTTCTGATCAGATGACACCTCAAATCAAGTTGTTTACAACTATATTAGGAACAACACCACAAGACATTGCCGCATTTTTTGATGTATCTCGCAATACTATAAAAGACGTAATGGGTTCCGTGAAAGGAATTGGACAGAGTTCTAAGGTATTGAAAGATGCCTTCCCAAAACTTAAAGCTACAACAACAGAACGCTATCCGTCACAAAAAGGTGTTCTGGTAGAACATATGGCACCAGACGTTGGTAGTGCTACAGCAGCACTTCTTTTTACAAACCCAACCATATTTGCTCGTTGGAGTGACCAAGCAAAAAATATGGCTAACAGTCTAAAGGGTGCACCAGACAAAGCAAAAGCATTAGAAGCATTTGCAGATCAAATACTTCCTGAAGCATTCGAATCTGCCTCAGGAAAGAGTCCCGTAGTATTAGGAATGGTGTACTCAACAGCCTTAAAGTCCTTTATGGGTAGTTTGTCTCCTGAGGAGAAAACTTCTGTATGGAATGCTGTTACACCTGATACACAAAAGTTTATTAGACAATATCTTAGTAAACCAGGTCTTGAAGATGTATCTAACGCATACCAGAACATTATTCAACAAGCAGGTTCTAAAGAAAAAGCTCAGAAGTACCTTCAGTCTTTATCTGAAAGGGGTTTTGAGGATGTGTTAACAAATGCCAAAAAGAGAGTTGCGGATAAAGCAGGTTATAAGTTTCATGAAACACCTGAATGGGCTCATCTGGACGGTCTGCAAAAACTTAAGTTTGATATTGATGAAAGAGAAGCAGCTATATCAAAGATGCTTCCTCAAGTAGCAGCATTAGATACACAGATAGACTCGCTGGTGGAACAGACTAAGAATAACACATTACCAAGAGAACAAGTCAAACAGTTAGGTAAACAATTAGATGCGTTACAGACTCAGAGAGAGTCCTTGTTACAATCAGGTCCAGCTTCTAGATTCCAACAGGAATTGGTTAAACTGAAAGATGAGTATAGACATATGATATCTCTAAAACCACAGGAACAGGAACAACAACGTAGGGAGACTATGCCTATTTCCATTACTAGGGATCCGGATGACAAACCAGTAATAGCACCAATGGAAGGTAAGAAACTTAAAGTTCACAGAACAAAAAAGAGAACTGGTGCTCAATCGTTCCTAGATATACTTAAACTTAGTAGTGAGGAGGCAACACCAGAAAGAGCACTTTCTATACTACAGAACATAAATGAGTATTTAGACAGATTACTAAGTGCAGTTGATACCATGACACAAGCTATGGAACAAACATTTCCGCAGGTTGCATCAAATGATGCACCATTAGCAATAGCGGCAAAAAATAAAGCTAAAATAAAGCAAGGAGGCATATAATGGCAAAGTTCGGTTATAACTTAACTAAATCGTATGTGTATCATACGGGCTTGACGAAGGTTTCGAAAGAGGCTTTGTTGGACTTTAAACGCAGTTTTCCAGAACTAGATAGTGTAGCAGGCGGGGATATTGCAGGTATTATTGAAGACAATTTACCTGCTGTATTAGAGGAAGTTAATCCTGTAGTTAATATGGATACTGTATTTAAAGCAGTATCAGGTATTAACCAAGAACTCAGAAATTTTAAAACCTCATTTAAACAAAATCCATTAAGAGTGGATGAGACAGAAAAACTTATTGAGGTATTTCCTTTCAGGGATCCGAGTAATCGTATTAAGTTAACTGCTTCCTTACGTGCTGTATATGCAGCGGATGAGATGGAATCACTTCCACCTGCACCAACTCCTGAACAACCTGTTAACAATCCTTTTAAGGAACACAGTATGCAAGCGGAAAATAAACCGATGCAGAACAATAACGAAGCAGCAAAGTTAACTGAAGATATTTTAACTACATTGGATGAAATACTAGTAAACCAACTATTCAAGTCCAAACTTGTTCCTTCTATCTCAATTAAAGGATTAAAGAAGGTCAATAAAGGATACGTGGTGGATCTTTGTTTTGTTGCACCAGCTGATCCTAATGTTAAACTCTATGCTTCCGCTGTTGTACTTACAGAAGGCACAAAGAGGAAGATGATGCCGCCTGTAGTTCTTTATGATGCAGAAGGACAAGAACTGGGTGCGTTTGAGAAGGTTACATTTGATAACGCCTTTAACCTTGATAACCACGCTCAATCAGGGCAAGGGGACTATCAAAAGGAACTGGATAATCTTTTATCAACAGCTACACCAGTACAAGCAAATGCTATTCTCAATAGGATTATAAACCGTTGGGGTTCTGACCAAGGTTACAAAGCATTTATGACATATTCACAAAGAAATTTAAAGTTAGGTAAGCAAGTCAAGGACACACCTTATTCAAGGGTTAATGTACAAATTTTGGAGGTGAAGTAATGAGAAATCTTTATGAGACAAAAGAAGGTTCTTTAGTAAGTGTAATGAACAATAAGGATGCCAACAAGGTACATGTTATGTCTAGTTCAGGAAATGTTTCAACTGTCAAACAGTCTTCTCTTAAAGAAGCTAAAATTGACCTTGTTCCTACTGCACACTATGATGAGAAGTTTATTCAAATAGTTGTAGGCGGAGTAAGCAGAAAACCTTATTATGTGACTGCTAAGGAGAAGATTTATCCTGGTCGCAAGTTTTCAGCAATAGTTACTCCAATAGATGCACACACTGTACAGTTTATACGTTATGCCGCCGGAGTTCCAGCAGAAGCCTGGATGGGAAAAGATCTCCCGAAAGATCATACAAACGACGGTAAGCAAGAAAGGTTTGATACTGTTGTTCCAGGTGCACAACCTCTTGGTGGTAAAGCACCTCAGTCCGCAGGTCCTGCTTCAACAGGCGGAGATCTCATTACTATTGATGACGAGGTTGGTACTGTATCCAAACTAGTACTTGAGTGGAATCAACCAATGGAAATATCCATTGAACAAATAGATGAATACTTTGAAACAAGTGATCTGTTACCACAACCAGACGGAATCAGGATGACTACAGCAGAGGGTACTGTGGTGAAGAAACGTAATAAACAGACTACATCATCCAGCGATACCACAACTACTAAAACAGGTGCTTACGGATTAAGTCCAATGATGTTTCACTCTTGTCCAAAGTGTGAGTCTCTTACTATCTTAGAAGTGGATAGGAAGACAGGATTAGAAACAAATAAATGTCCCGTTTGTGGCAACACATACGTTTACGAGGGAAGCCGGAACGACGGCGAATCAGGAGTAGCAGGACAATCCAAAGGTGATGAAGCACCGGAGAAAACTAATGGCAATAAGTAGAAGTTGTCCCGTATGCGCCCAACAGTTGTTACACTTAACTGACTCCTTATTGGACTTGGATAAATGTTTAAAATGTGGTTACGCTAAAAAACAAATACATGCGGAAACCTTTACAGAGAAGTTTATTCATAAAAAGGCCTATTATGATCTTTGGGCTCCAATGGATGAACAATTATATAACACTCTTATAGGGACGGGTATGTCGGAAGCGGATGCTGCAAAGATTGTTAAACGTGACTTAGGTCTTGAAGGTGAGAAAGCCACATACTTCGAGCAGAAAGTGAGTACACACTAATGCAACACGAGAAAATTTTAACTCATCCTTATTTTAAGAAGATTCAAGACATGGTATATGAGGATGAAACTCTGGTCAAGATTGCAAATTGGATAAGGAATACTGTTGATGAAGACGACAATATTGCAATTGACAAGAAGAGTGACTTCTACATTAAGGAACAAGACATAGGAGAGTTTAAAAGGACGCTTCAACAGGAAGTTGCTTCTGTGATTGTTACTGCACAGGAGAATGCTTTAGTTCCGTCTGACACAAGAACAGCATCAGTAGAAACAGACACTAAAGGGACAGTAACCAGTTCCTTAGTAGTTCATGACACAGAGAAACGTATCTTAAACTTGAATGAGACCTTCCTTAATACGTTCAACAGAGTACAGGAACGGTATGATCTGTTAGCGGCACAGATTAGTGAACAGAAGACATCTAATCCTTACTTAGAATCAATTTTACAGAAGTATATAAGTGAGTTAAGAAACCTGATGAAGGACTATGCAAAAATATCTGGTTTAGAAGCTTTTTACCAAAAGTTAGGTAATAATGCGGGACAAGTTCAGGCTAAGACTCAACTGAGTGAGAAGACAAAGACAGAACTGAGAAAACTGTTAAAAGACGTACTGGGGGAAGTCAACCCTTCCCGAATACCAGAAGTACTTCTTAAACTGGAGAGTATACTAGATGCCACAGAATAAAGAGAAACGTCCTTATATGACTTTTAACCAATTCAGGGACCATTATAAAGGTAGAATTGAATCCCATGTTAAAGAGGATGACAGAACTACATTCTCACGGGATATAGATGCTGCTAGAGATAATCGTTGGGAAAAGAGTGAGTGGTACAAACAGATGGAAGTAGGACAGTTTACACCTGATCGTTGGAAACTCTTTAAACCAGACAATGAAATGTACCAACAAATATATCCTGTGGAGGCACGTATGCTTTCAATCAATAACTATATTAAACATGCTAGTGAAGAGAAAGATGATGGACAGCAGGCAGAAACGACTGAAATGGGTTCTGAACAGTCCACTAATCTTAGACAGTATTTAACTCAGTTAGTTAATATTGCCTATAGTTCAGAGATTATAAAAACTGCACCCTATCAAATTACTTTTGAGTATAACGGACAGGAGTTCAACATAACTACGTTACCGGATGATGCACTGTTGGAAATGATTCACGATATTAGTAACAAGATTAAGGAAGGGTCAGTACAACAGAAATTATCTGCTGTGAACCTTAATTTGACAGAACTGAGACAACCAAACTTTAGTAAAGAAGTTACTGATAAGGTAGATGGTATTTTAACTGAAGTTGAAAAATTTTATACTAGACAGAAGAAGAAAATGCCTGGAGCTAAAGTACATCTAGAAATGAAGACAGATGTACTTGACACTAGTAAAGCCGATAGGAAGGATTCACCAGAACAGAAAGAGAATGAGACAGGACACGATGAGTATCCGCCAGCAGATAATCTGATTCCTGCGAATAATCAAAATGGTACATCGCCGCAGGAAATCGGAATCTATCAAAAATACATGTTTGGGTTATAACATGGAACTAAAAAGTAATATAATTGCGGAAAGAATAAAGGAACTCACAAAAGAGGTTTCCATCGGACCTGTTGTTAGCACATTAGTGACAGATATGGTTCTAGAGTATGAACAAAAAATTCAAAAATTAGAAAAAGAGGTGGCAAAATTATGCAAAAGAAAACCGCAGGAAGTACAGTAGATTTTATTCCAGCAAAGCACATTCTTGGTGCTGTAGAAGAAGTTGCAAGGAGAAGTATACGCGGGGGAGAGGACCCAGAATTTGTTATAAAAGAAGTAACTAAGGGTTTCTCTGAAGAGGACATAAAAGCTGTAACCAACCAGGTCATGACCGAACTTGGTTTTGGTGTAAATGACTGGAACATAGATACAAAAGAGAAAGAGGAAGTAAAACCACACGAATATGAACATAGTGTTGAGATGACAAAGCAAAAAGGTGGTAAAGGTAGTAGGGCAGAAGATTATAAAGAGGAAATTAAGAAACAAGAGGAAGCATTGAAAACATTTAAGGACCGTCTTAAAGATGCTGAGAAGGATAAGTATTCACACTCCAGCACATACAGAACTATGTTAGAACGCGTTGAGGATACTGAAAAGAGGATCAAGGAACTCAAGACAGCATCCATACTAGTTAGTAAAACCGCCTGGTATGCTGCAAAGTATGATGCGTTTAAACCAGTTACACCTATCAGTGTTTTTGAGAAGGCTGGAAAGATGTTTATAACAATAAAAACTGCTGAGGGTATTGAACAGACCGTTGAACCAGATCAACTTGCTGAGAAACCTGCATTTACCCCTCCATCAGAAGCGGAACAACTTCACGAGAGGTTCTTATCTCAAGTTATACAGGCAAATGAAGTACTAAGTGCTGTACAAGGACTTGACGTTACTGCGATACAAGGTGACAATATGGTTAAGTCTACATTTGATAACTTTGTAACCTACCTTGAGAAGTTTATACAGAAACTTAAGGAAAGGGACAATGAGTTAGACTTTGAACAAACAGAAAAAGATAATGCATACTTTTCTGTAAAGCAGTTTATAGAAGAGATGGTCAAAACTTCAACTCAACTTTCTCCTGAAGAGAGAACCAGATTAGGTAACATGGTAAATGTTCTTAAGGACATGATTAAAGTTAAGGCTGCATCAACAGAAGGGAATGCTATTGTAAAATTGCAATCCATTGGTAATCCAGAGAAGTTGTTAGCTTATGCCTTAATGACTGTAGAGGACATTTCCAGTAAGGTGGCAGAAATACAAAAAACTATTCCTGCCGGTGATTCAGTTATACTTCATGACGTAGATAGTATAAACGATACGATCAAAGGTATTAAATCCTATATCACAGAACAGTTACCTGCTAAGAGTAGGGATGAACAAATAACGGCTGCCACAGTTCTTCAATCAGTTGCATCTGATTTATCAAAGGCTTTCTCTGCTGTTAAACTTGCACAGAAACCTGCGATTAACTATGTGGCAGCTTATACAATCAAACCTGCCTTAAAAAGGACTGCTATGATGTTGAGAATAGTGGAGGCATAAGATGTCCTTTCCTGCATCACTGATTGGTACTTCAAATTTAATTGACCAGAATGTTAATATACCAAGACAAGGTACGACGGATCCTGTTACTTATACGGTAACAGTGGACGGTCTTAAACCTTCCTACGGATCTGTTGTACTGGGTTATTCCCCAAGATCTCAAACTACGTTAGCTAACGGTTCTTCTATTCCAAGTACTATAACTGTTTCTAATGGAGGTGTAACATTTACAGAAGTGTTCTACCTATCATCTGTAAACACACCAAATGCCTTCTTTACAGATTCTGTTAACAAGAAATTGTACTTTTTTAGTACAGTAATTGGGCAGACAGTAACCATAAGTTATAGTACTGTAGGCGATACCGTACACTCAAGTACTATCAATAATATACAGAATGACCTAAATTATGTAGAGTCTATGTTTGACTTCAGAGGAACTCTTTCTGGTATATTAACAACCCCCACTGTGATTGACACACACACACTAACAAGTAATAATGCTACAGCACTTGTTTTGCTTGGCGGAAAAGTAGCAAGTACCTACACTAAGACTACTGCTACATCAATTACTATAACCTTTTCAGGTACTAGTGAAGTCAGTTACCTTATACTTGTTCCTGCTACGGCACCAGCTCCTTAATAGTATAATATAAAAAAGGAGTGTGAGATGGTAGGCACAAAAGGCGTTCATATCTTACTTGAACTGTGGGAAGTATCAGAACTTAGTCTTAGTGATTTTTCTTTTATG